CCGGGTGGGAACGGGCGAAACCTTGTTGTTGTGCTGGGGCATGGCAGATTCTCCGTGGGGATGGGGGGGAATGGCAGCGAGTATATATACATTCATGGATGTATGTAAGTACGGGAAAGCCGTAATTTGAAGGGGAGTGAGATATTCCAGAGACCGGCGGCGCGATAAATGCGGGATGAGGCGGGATGGGGTGGGATTTGCCGGGACGGGATTGCAAAAGCGTTGCACGTGGAGCAAACGCGCGGCGCGTTCAATTCAGGGTAAGGCGTCCTGCAGGAACGAGGTGAGTATATCGAGCACCGCCTGTTGGTCACCATTGCCGAGGGTGCCCGCATCAGGATCAGAAAACAGCAGGCCACGCCGGGGTATGTCGCGGGTGCCGTACTCGTGGTAGGTGGCCTTGGGGTCGCCAAAGCCAATTGTTGCCGAGGCATCTCCGCTGGAGTGATTCAGGCTCCTCATCATTTCACCGTAGCGGTCGAGAACCCTTCCGCTTCCATCCTCCGGATAGCTCAAAACGGTGCTGGGCTTCCACGCCGCCCACGGGTCGCCGTCCGGGTCGCTCTGGGTTTCAAAGCGGGCCCGCACCCGGTTTTCCAGCTCCATCCCGATAGCGCTGAACGCAGGGCCCATGTCATCGACCCGCCGCGCGAGCTCATTAAGGCGGTCGATCACGAACTGATCATCGACAGTGACGGTGATGCTCATTCTGTGGGTTTCTTCCTGAGCCAGTCTGGCACTTCCCCGGGGCTGGTGTAGGTCTGGCGGGGCGTTTTGCTGATGACCACGCCGGTTTCGGGCTCGGTCTCGAAACCATCCAGCTCCCGCAGTTCCTCCCAGGGGATGCCGCAGAACTCCTCACCTTTGGGGATGGGCTTCTTGAAGTCAAAGCAGTAGGGGGGATCGGTGCGACCCATGACCATGATTTCTTCCCTGTCCCGGTGGGCGCAACAGACGACGTACATCAGAGATCCTTTCCATCCAGCAGAGCTTCAAGCGCCGCACGGGTTTCTGGAAATGCGGCGGCCACATCCAAATATGTAACGGTTCCCTGGGTGTGGCGCAAGGCATATAGCTCGGCTACGGTTTCCACCAGGCCACGGGGCCATGCCTGAGTAAAGTACATGATGTCACCCTCCAGGTCTGAATCCACCTTGCTCCGATAGCCCGCCAGAGCAGTAGCTTCCTTCTGCCAGGCTGCGCGAACCGTTGGACTATCGGCCCACTTGAGCAGGTAGCTCAGGCCGTGGCCCACTTCATGAATCAACAGGCCCTCACCGATTGCCGCGCTCACAGGCTTCCAGGCCCCATCCACCAGGGTTTGTTCAGCGATCAGAATCAGCCGGTTATCGTAAATCGTGAGTCCGCCGGCGGAGGTATATGCCAGCCCTGGGGCGCCAGGCACCGACCGCCGTGCCAGTTCTGGAACGGCATCCACGATCCGCCGTACCACCTGCACCTCGAAGCCGCCTGCCGCCAGGGTTTCGCGGGCCGCAACGGGCAGCGACTCGTATGCAGCAGTGACGGCCGCCCCATATGCTCGGCTGACACCGTCTCCCACCCCGGGCACGATGGCAGCCTGGCGCACTTGTGGTGCAGCTGCGGCCAGCTTTTCCTGGCCGACTTTGAGCATGGCGCTATCCCGGGCCCGGCCCGGGTTGTAGTCAAACCCAGGGTCGATGCCCACCGGAACCCGGCTGACTTCGCCTGTGCGCTTATTGACCCATTCGCGCATGACGAGATCCGGGGCCGTCTTGTTGAATGGCGCACGCACTACCGGGGGAATGCGTTTGACGCTGCCGTCCGGGTTGTACTCGTAGGGCGGCCGGTACTCGCTGTAGCCCTTGTCGTACTCGGACTGGGAGAGGCTGGTGGCCCAGCAGCGGCAGCGCCAGCCGTTTGGCGGCCAGATGGTTTGCCAGAGCGGGTGATCCACGGGCAGCACCAGGTTGTGCCACTTCCGGTGGCTGGCCCGCACCCGTTCATCCCCCTTCGTGACATACCGGACATAGGGGTGCGTCTTCTTGTTGCGTTCAACGCGCTGCCAGAGTCCGGCGCTGTGCGCCATGCGGGTGTTTGTGTCGTAGATCAGCGCCAGCCGGGCCGGGTCGAACTTGGTAATCACGGTTTCACCGGTTACCGGGTCCAGCACTTCCTTTTCGCCCCACCAGCCTTCTTTTTGCAGCAGGGCCTTTGTGCTCTTGATCCAGTCGCGGCGAGAGAGGTCGCCATTGACCGAGGCGGTGATGCCGTCCTGCATGGCCTTGAGGATGTCCATCCGGGCCAGACGGCTGACCGTGAACTGCTGGGCATGTTCTTCGTGCCACAGATCCTGCCATGAGAAAGTGGGTGTCAGCTGGCCCCGGCCCTTGAGGTAGTCGGAAGCCTCCTTTGGTGGGAGCCTAGCCAGGTAGGCAAACTCCTGAGCGGCGCTGCGTTCAGCCATTGCCGTCTACCGTGGGCAGGCCAGCCTCTCCGGCCAGGCGGGTGGTGTAGGTCTGCTTGGCCAAGTGTTCAGCCAGGGCCGCCACGGCCATCTGCGGCAGTAGGGCTGGGAGGCGGGCCAGTAACTGCTCGGCGGTTTCGCCGGCGGCCGCTGCATCATCCATGGCTGCCTGCAGGGGATCAACCATCGGAGCCAGCACCTCCTCCCAGTCGCCCATGGCGTTATCCACGATGGCGTCAATGGCGTCTGGAGCTACGTCTGGACTGGCGCCACTTGCCTTCAGGGCGACCTGGCCGGGTTTTGCTGGAGCAGCAGGCGCTGGCCCAGGAGGTGGCCCAGGAGGTGGCTCGGGGGCATTCGATGCCCCAAATATTTCCTCCCCCTCTTCAGCCATTGGGATGCGCAGCTTTTCATGGACCCAGGAGACTGCGATCCGGGCGCCGCCCTGGGCCAGCTTGGGCAGGGTGTCCGCGTAGGTTTTCAGATCCTCGGCGTCGCCCAGATCGAAGCGCCAGCGGGGGCAGCGGCGCAGTGCATCCCCGCCACGGCCGTTCAGCACCAGGAGCGGATAGACCAGGTCACGGGTGAGGGTGCCGGCAATCTGCCGGGCGTCGGATTTGAGGATGTCGTGGCGCACCTCGCCATGAAGATCGGCCACGCCGCTACCCATGCCCGTGGCCTTGGCTTCAGCGCTCAGGGTCTGACCCAGGATGGCCTTGGACTGACTGCGCTCGGCCCAGTCCACCATGGCCAGGTGCACCGAGCCATCGCCCGATCCAGCGATCTTCTGTATCTCCAGCTCCATTTCCTTGGGCATGATGGCCCGCGCGTCGTGCCCAAGTGCGGTGACGGCCCGCATCAGGCTGGACTTTTCTGCCGCCGTGGCGCCCTGGTAGTACTTGCCCAGGATGATTGGCAGGCCGTAGGTCTCCAAAAATTCGGCAAAGTCGCCAACGGCGTAGTGCTTGTAGATGAAGGGCCAGATCAGCACCCGGCAGATGCCCATGCGGGCCAGGTAGCCGGTCTTGGCCTTGCCGTGGGTGTGCATGATCCAGCCCGCCGCGATCAGCTCGGCACCGTTACTGGAGCCGTCGATCAGCCGCAACTGCCGCCGGTTAAGGTCCATCTGGAACCAGGACTGGGGACGGGGATGGAAGGTGGGGAGCCATTCGTTCCCCCAGCGTTTCCATTCCTGCTCGATGGGGCCAAAGCCGTGGCCAACCGCGCCCATCATTGCAGTGATCAGGTCCTCCAGATCATCGACCACATCCCGCAGGATCTCTTCTGCCCATGCGGCATCCTTCTTTTCCTGGGCACTGGCGTTGGCCGGCGGCTCGATGGACCAGTCAAGCCCCAGCAGCGCCCCTGTGCGCTTGCCGAACTCGCATGAGAGGTGGGCGTCCCGATCCAGCATGTCTTCGAACAGCTCATGCTGGGCCACCAGGTTGCCCTGGTCCGCCTCCCGCAGGATGCGTCTGGCCTTGGCGGGAGTCAGCCCCTCCAGGTGGCCTTCATGAAATGTGTTTTGCAGGGTGGCGATCTTGCTGGTCTGGGGCTCGGCAATGTCCGAGAGGCGTAGGGGCTGGCCGTGTTGGTCGAGTAGCATCAGAACATCCTCCGGGAGCCATAACCCCCATCTTCATCATCATCATCGTTGGCCGCTGCAGCCGACTGAAAGCCGGTGCACACCCCTGCAAGTTCGGTATGCATGGCGAAGTCGGCCAGGAACAGGGAAATTGCAAAGTCCCCGTGTCGCTGCAGCTTTTTCTCGTCGGCCTTCTGGGTCTTGGCCTTGGGTATCTTGGGAATGCCGTTGATCTTCTTGATGGCCCGCAGATCGTCCCGGTGCTGCTCATCCCGGGGGATGCCATCCAGGGTGCCGTCCTCCAGGTGGGCTTTAAAGCGCGGCATGTTCTCCATGTAGAACTTCTCGGTCAGGTGGATCTGCTGGATGCGGTCATGCCCGTACTTGTCGGCCGCATGCTCGGCAATCTGCCCGCCGTTACCATTGGCGTCGTGGGCGCCACCCCGGAAGCGCGGCAGCCGGTCCACAATGAAATCCAGGATCTGCTCCTGCTGGGCGTAGGGGCAGCCTCCCAGTTCCACCACCAGGGCCGGGCGGTTCTTCAGGTCCTTGCCTTCCTCCAGCACGGTGATCACGGACAAGTCGCCCACCCGGGCGAAGTCCTGGCCGTAACCGTGGGGGCGGCCCTTGTC